GTACCTCGAGCGGGTGTGGCTGAACCGCTGGACCCAGTCCTCAGCGCAGGCGCTCGACGCGAAGCGGTGGCGTAACGACCTCGCCCGCCCTGACTTTCGTATCCCGCCGGGGGCGATGGTCACCGCCGGGTTTGACGGGTCGCGGTGGAAGGACACCACCGCGCTGGTTGTCACGCACGTCGAGACAGGGTTCCAGTGCCGCTACGGGCTGTGGGTCCCGGAGGACTGCCCTGGCGGGGAAGTGCCGACCGGCGAGGTGGACGAGCTGGTCGAGCAGTTGTTCGCCACGTTCAACGTGCTGCGCTTCTACGGCGACCCGGCGCAGGGCTGGGACGAGCAGCTCGCGAACTGGGCGGGCAGATACGGGCCGAAGCGGGTGGTGTTCTTCTACACCGACTCACGCAACCTGCGGAAGACGGCCACGATGTGCGCCAACTACGCGGGCGCCATCAAGGGCGGCGAGGTCACCCACGACGGCGATGACGTGTTCGCCCGGCACGTCGGGGCGGCGCAGAAGCGGGAGCTGAACCTCGTCGACGACGAGGGGAACCCGCTGTGGGTCATGACGAAGGAACGGCACGACTCACCCAACAAGATCGACCTAGCGGTGGCGGGTGCCCTGTCCTGGCAGGCGCGACTCGATGCCATCGCCGCCGGGCAGGCGACCACAACGACGGCGTATGCCTACAGCGCGTGAGAGGGGGTCCGGATGGCACTGTCCGCCAGTGAGGCCCTCGAGCGTGTCCAGAAGCTGTACCGGCAGCTTGCCAGCCGGCGTGCCGGGGTCGCGCAGGCCGAGGCGTACTACCGGGGCAGGCAGCGGCTGCGGTTCGCCACCGAGAAGTGGCGCGAGTACCACGCCCACCGCTACCGGGACTTCGCTGACAACTGGTGCGCCCCGGTGGCCAACAGTCCGGCTGAGCGGCTGCGGGTGGACGGGTTCCGGCTCGACGACGACCCGACGGTTTCGACCGCCGAGCGGATGTTGTGGCGGGACTGGCAGGCCAACGACATGGAGGCCCAGTCCAGCCAGGGCTTCCTGCACTCGATCATCACCGGCCGGTCGTTCGTGCTGGTGTGGGGCACCGAGGACGATGAGCCGGTGGCGACGTGGGAGCGCGCCGACCAGGTGATCGTCGGCTACGACCCGGAACGCCCTGGTCGGCGTGTGGCGGCACTGAAGACGTGGGTCGATGAGGACACCGAGTTCGCCACCTTGTACCTGCCGGATGAGGTGTGGAAGTTCGAGCGGCCCGCCAACCGGATCCCGACGGTGGTGGACCTGCCGCCCGGCGCCCGCGGGTTCGAGTTCTTCAACAGCACGTCGGGTCGGGCCGTTCCGATCGCCGAGCGGACCGGGTGGAAGCTGCGCGAGATCCCCGACGAGCCGAACCCGATGCCCAACCCGCTCGGGGTCGTGCCGGTCGTGGAGATGCCGAACCGGCCGATGCTCGGCGCCGAGCCGCTGTCTGACATCGCCGGGACGATGGCGATGCAGGACGCGATCAACCTGCTGTGGGCGTATCTGTTCAACGCCGCCGACTTTGCCAGCATGCCGGCGCGGGTGGTGATGGGCCAGGAGCCGCCGAAGATCCCGATCCTGGACGACAACGGCCAGAAGGTCGGTGAGCGCACCGTCGACCTGAAGAAGCTCGCCGAGGACCGGATCCTGTGGCTGACCGGCCAGAACACGACGATCGGCCAGTGGGATGCGGCCAGACTGGACGTGTTCACCAACACCGTCGAGGTGGCGGTCACCCACATCGCCGCGCAGACGCGCACCCCGCCGCACTACCTGATCCTCGGCAAGGGCATGGTCAACGTGAACGCCGAGGGCATGAAGGCGGCCGAGATCGGCTTGGTGATGAAGGTCAAGGAGGAGCAGACCTTCCTCACCCCGCCAGTCCGCGAGCTGTTCCGGCTGTTCGCGCTCGTGCGCGGCGCCGACGCGCTCGCGGAGCAGGCCCGGTTCGGGGTGGTGCAGTGGCGGGACGCCGAGAACCGCTCCGAGGCCCAACTGGTCGACGCGCTGGTCAAGCTGCAGGCGATCGGGTTCCCGTTCGCGTGGCTGGCTGAGCGGTACGGGCTGTCCCAGACCGAGATCGCCCGCATCATGGCGATGCGCGAGTCTGAGCTGGCCCGCGACCCGGTGGCCGAGATCGCCCGCGGGCTCGCCGCCGAGCGAGTGCCCGAGGGAGTGTGACCGGTGGCCGCCCGCCAGGTGGCCCTCGACCACCATCGGGCTCGCCGCAGGCTGGCCCGGGCCGCTGTGGTCGAGGCCCGCAGGCTGTGGCGGCAGGTCGACCCGAGCCAGATCCGCCGCTCGTGGCTTGCCCTGGTCACCCGGCTCACCGTGGTGGTGGCCGGGGCGCAGTTGGCCGCCGCGCGGCAGGCCGACGAGTACGTGGAGCGGGTGCTGGCCGAGCAGGGCATCGACCCCGAGCCCGACGGCATCCTGGTGCCGTCGATGCTGGCCGGGGTCGCGTCCGACGGCAGGCCGTTGGACACGCTGCTCACTCAGCCCGCGATCTCGACCGTGACCGCGCTCGACCAGGGGCGGTCGATGCGCGACGCGCTGGCGGCCGGCCAGGCGACTCTCGAGATGATGGTCCGTACCCAGGTCGCCGACGCCGGCCGGGTCGCCGACGGGGTCGCACTCACCACAAGACGCCGCGCCAGCGGCTACGTGCGGATGGTCGTCGGCGCGACCTGCTCGCGCTGCATCATCCTCGCGGGCAAGTGGTTCCGCTGGAACCAGGGGTTCCAGCGGCATCCTCGCTGTCTGCCGGCGGGGGTCGTGGTGTCAGGGCCGGCGACCGTTGCCGCCACGAGGCGGTGGTACCAGGGGGAACTTGTCGTCCTGACCACTGCCAGCGGCCAGGAGCTGCCCATCACCGGAAATCACCCGGTACTGACCGATCGCGGGTGGTTGCCGGCCCACCTCGTCGAGGAAGGCGACTACGTAGTCCGCAGCGCGCGCGGTCAGGGCGCTACTCCCCTCGTGGTTCCACACGAACACCAGGTGCCAACCCGCATTGAGGATCTGTGGCGTCCGAACGGAGTGGTGCCGCTTCTCAAGGTGCCAACCACCGCCGAGGATTTCCACGGCGACGGGGGCCACGGCGAGGTCGACGTTGTACTTGCCGATCGCCTTCTGTGGGACCGGTTTGAGCCCGCGGGCTACGAGTTCATTGAACAGGAACAGCTCGCCGGGGGAGTCACACAAGCCGCGTTGCTCGCGCTGGATGGCGCGTCGCAGCAGCTCCTCCTCGCTGCGACGAGAGCCACGTACGGCGGCGTGGGCGGCAGCAGCCTGCCGGCGGCGCTCCTCAGGGGTCATGCGGCGGGCGCGCACCTTGCCGGCTGCGGACATGTCGCGGATCTCGACTCCGGCGGCTATGAGTCGGCGCCGGATGACGTTGCGGCTGACGCCGTAGCGGAGGCTGAGGCTGTACTCGCTCTCGCCGGCCGCGTACGCCGTCGCGAGGTCGGCGGTTGGCAGCATGTGCTCTCGACGCGGTGGGATCCCCCGGCGGGTCCGTTCACGGTGGAGAGTCGTGGAGCTTATGCCAGTCGCGGCAAGGATCTGCTGCTGCGAATCGCCGGCCAGGTAGAGCTGGATCGCGTGGTCGAGCTTCGCAGGGTCGAGTGGGGCGGCCACGTCTACAACCTCACTTCGGCCGAGGGCTGGTACTCAGCTAACGGGATCATCGTATCAAACTGCGACTGCGTGCACATCCCGGCCCGTGAGGACACCGCCGACAGCGTCCAGACCAACCCGAAGAAGATCTTCGAGTCGATGACACCCGAGGAGCAGGACCGGGTGTTCACCAAGGCGGGTGCGCAGGCCATCAGGGACGGAGCCGACATGTCCCGGGTCGTCAACGCCCGCCGTGGCATGACGACCGCCGTCGGCCCGTCCGGGCGGCGTCGGCTCGTGCGTGACGATCGGGGGCTGTTCACGACCACCGAGGCCACCGCCCGCCGCGGCCGGCTACCCGGGCAGGTGGCCGGGGTCCGGCTCATGCCCGAGTCGATCTACCAGATCGCCGGCGGCAACCGGGCAGAGGCGATCCGGCTACTGCGTCTGCATGGCTACATCCGCTGACGGCAGGTGAAACATGGCCGATCTCAGCCAGCGCGAGCGGGAGCGGCTCGCCGAGCAGGGGCGTGCTCTGCCAGGTGGCCGGTTCCCGATCCGCAACCGCGAGGACCTGCTCAACGCGATCCGCGCAGTCGGGCGGGTCCGACCCAACACCGAAGAGGCCCGGGCACGGGTGCGCCGGTTCATCATGCGGCGCGCTCGTGAACTAGGGCTCGAACACCTGATCCCGCCGACATGGAACGCGGACGGGACTCTCAAGGAGTGATCACATGAGCGAACCGACGGGCGCAACGCCCGCGGACGTCACCTCGGCAACCGAGGACGACGCGATCGCACAGCAGATGCTCGCCGAGGCCGTCGGTGACGACGCCGATCCGGAGGGCGCCGAAGCTCTCGACGACCCCGGCAAGAAGGCGCTCGACGCCATGAAGGCGAAGTGGCGCAAGGAACGCGACGCGCGCAAGGCGCTCGCCGAAGAACTCGCCAAGCTGCAGGCGCAGCTGAAGTCCGACGACCAGCCGGACCCGGACAAGATCCGCGAGCAGGCCCGGGCGGAGGCCCTGGCCGAGGTGCTGCGGGAGCGGGCGTTGGACAAGGTCGAGGCGAAGGCCGCCAAGCTGTTCGCCGATCCCGAGGACGCCCGCGCCCTGCTGGCGCCGCAGGTTGACGAGTTCATCGACGACGGAAAGGTCGACACCGACGCCATCGAGGAGGCGTTGGCTGACCTGCTCAAACGCAAGCCCCACCTGGCCGCGCAAGGCGGACGACGGTTCCAGGGCTCGGCGGACTCCGGCCCCCGCAACGGGACCGGGCCGACACAGCTCACCCGTGACGACCTCAAGCGCATGAGTCCGTACGAGATCGTCCAAGCCAAAGCCGAGGGACGGCTCAAGGAGCTGCTCGGCGAGAAGTAGCCAGGAGAAGAAATGGCAATCACGAACTTTGTCCCCGAGGTGTGGGCGGCCGAGCTGCTCGTCGCCCTGGAGAAGTCGCTGGTCTACGCCGCGCCCGGCGTGGTGAACCGCGACTACGAGGGCGAGATCAGCCAGTTCGGTGACACGGTGCACATCACCGGTCTCGCCGAACCGACGATCAACACCTACACCCCGCACACCGACATCAACATCGAGGATGTCGACGACAACACGCAGGCGCTGCTGATCAACCAGGCGAAGTACTTCGCGTTCGAGGTCGACGACCTCGAACGGCGGCAGGCCCGTAACGGCGGCGCGGTGCTGACCGAGCAGGCCCGCAAGGCCGCGTACAAGCTGCGCGACACCGCCGACCAGTACGTGGCGTCGCTGATGGCTGCCGCCACCACCCCCGGCTCAGAGGTCAGCATCAGCAGCTCCAGCGAGGCGTACGACCTGCTCGTGGACCTGTCGGTGGCCCTCGACGAGGCCAACGTCCCGTCCGAGGGCCGGTGGGTGATCGTCACCCCGGCGTTCCACGGGCACCTGCTCAAGGACTCCCGGTTCGTCGCCGCCGGTGACGCCGCCGCGGCGAGCACCCGCGCCAACGGCGTCGTCGGCACCGCGGCCGGGTTCACCGTCCGCAAGTCCAACAACGCCCCGGCCGGCGCGACCACCGGCAAGCTCATCATCGCCGGGTACCCCGGGGCCACCACCTACGCCGAGCAGATCGTCTCCACCGAGGCGTTCCGGATGGAGAAGCGGTTCGCCGACGGCGTGAAGGGTCTGCACCTGTACGGCTCGAAGGTGGTCCGCCCGACGGCCCTGGCGTCGAGGGATGTGATCGCATGAGCGAGTACCGCTACGTGAAGGACCGCCGTCTCGGCGAGAAGGGGCACGTGCTGCGTGTCTCCGCCGAGGTGGCCGAGATGGTGCTCAAGGACCCCGACATCGTCGAGGTCGAGCGCCCGAAGAGCGAGCCCACCAAGCGGGGCAAGTCCGAGTGAGCGAGTGAGGGAGGCGAGGTCTGATGGCTGGCGACATGCTTGCGACACCGGAGGACCTCGCATCCCTGCTGCAGCAGGACCTCGATGCCGCCACCGCCACAATGCTGCTCGAACTCGCCACCGCGAAAGTCCAGCGGGCCGCGGGCGGGCAACGCATCATCCAGGCCACCTCCACAGCCGTGATCGACGTGGAGCCGTGGTACAGCGACCGGTACCTGGAGCTGCCGCAGATGCCGGTGCAGTCGGTGGCGTCGGTCGAGATCGACGGCAACCCGATCAACGACTGGCGGCTGTCGGCGCAGAAGCTGTGGCGCACATCGGGGTGGCGGGTCCGCTGGTCCGAGCCGACCCAGGTCAAGGTGACCTACACGCACGGCTACCCGCCCGGGTCGCAGTGGCTGCAGCTGGCCCGGGACGCCACGCTGTCGCTGGCCGCGCTCGGCTACACCAACCCCGGCGCGGCGGTGTCCGAGGCCGTCGACGACTACCGGGTCACCTACGCCGAGGCCGACGCCCGGATGCAGATGACCGAGCACATGCGCCGGGCCATCGCCGACGCCTACGGCACATCCGCCTACGTCACCGGAGGCTGACATGGCGATACGACTTCCCGCCGCGTCGCGTAACGCGGCGTGTGACGCGGTGGTGGACCGGGTCGACGCCGGCGCGGGCGCGGGGACGATTCAGATCCGTTCCGGCACCCAGCCGGCGTCCGCGGACTCGGCCGCGACCGGCACCCTGCTGGCGACCGTCACCCTGTCTGATCCGGCGTTCGGTCCAGCCAGCAACGGGTCGGCGTCCCTGGCTGGTGTGCCGCTGTCCGCCGTGGCGGTGGCGGACGGCACCGCCGGCTGGTTCCGGATGCTCGACAGCAACGGCAACACCGTGCTGGACGGGTCGGTGTCGGTCACCGGCGGCGGTGGGGATCTGCAGCTGTCCACGACGACCATCACCACCGGGCTCACGGTCGAGATCACGTCGGGGTCGATCTCGATGCCCGCGGGCTGACATGGCCCGGGTCTGGGACCGCACCCCGGACTTCACCGCCGACGCCGGGCCGTTCACGTTCGGCTTCGACTTCGAGTCGGACGTGGCGGTCACAGTCGAGGGTGTGTGGTGGTGGCAGACCGCCAACGGACCCACCTCGGTCACCGCGTACCTGTGGGACGCCACCGGAGCGACCCAGCTCGCCACGGGTGTCAGCGGCAGTTTGTCGCTCGGCTGGAACCTGGTCGCGTATGAGAGCCCGTTCGCGGCGGACGCCGGGGTGACCTACGCGGCGACGGTCGAGATCGACGCCGAGCACGGCTACAACACCGACGGGCTGCCGGTCACGTCACCCGACGGGCACGTCACGATCACTCTCGGCCGGTTCCAGTCCAACCACGTCGGCTACCCCGCCAACACGTGGTCGGGACTGCACGGCATCGACCTCGAATACGAGATCGCGGCCCAAGCGGCGGCCGGCACGCTCGCCGGGACACTGCCCTCGCTCACCGCGAGCCTGGCCGGCGATGTCACCGCCGCCGGGACACTGGCCGGGACTCTCCCGGCGCTGACGGCGGACCTCGACGGGACACTCGCCGTCTCCGGCACCCTGACCGGCACCCTGCCGGCGTTGGCCGGGTCGCTGCGTCAGGGACGGGCGACGATCGCCCGTCCCGATGGCGGGATCGTCGCGCGTCCGTTCACCGGCATCATCAGCCGCCCGTTCACCGGAGCGATCGACCGACCGTAGGGGGTGCCGATGTCCGCAGCCACGGCACTGGCCCGGGGCCGTGCCCTCGCCGAGTCGCTGATGACGGACTCCTGCACCATCCGGCGGGTCACCGGCACCGTGACCGACCCGGACACGGGCCGCGTCACCCCCACCTACACCTCGGTCTACGAGGGCAGGTGCCGGGTCCAGCAGCAGCAGGTACAGGCGCGTGCCGTCGAGCCCGGTGAGGCGCACCTGCTGATGCTGCGACTGGAGGTGCACCTGCCGATGTCGGTGACCGGGGTCGCCGCAGGAGACGAGGTGGTCATCACCGCGTCGACGCACGACCCCGACCTGGTCAGCCGGGTGTTCGTCGTGCGGGAGCTGGCGCACAAGTCCCACGCCACGGCTCGGCGGCTGGGTGTTGAGGAGAAGACATCGTGAGCCTGCGGGTGGACACCGGCGACATCGACCGGTGGGTGCTCACGCTCGACAAAGCCACATCTGCCGCGCCGGATGAGGCCGCGAAGGTGGTCGAGAAGGGCGCGCTGAACATCAAGAACGGTGCGCGGGAGCGGATCAGCGGGCTCCGCCATGCCCCTGCGTACCCGCGGTCGATCACCTACGACGTGTGGCGTGACCTGCGCGGGCCGCTCGCCGAGATCGGCCCGGACAAGAACAAGCGGCAGGGCGCGCTTGGGAACATCCTTGAGTTCGGTTCGCCGACCTCGGCCCCGCACCCGCACATGCGTCCGGCAACCGAAGAGGAGTTGCCCCGCTACGAGAAGGCGATGGAGGACCTGGCTGCGCGTCTGCTGGAGGGTCGATGATCCAGGCGCACGCGGACGCCATCCTGGGCCTGCTGCGGGCCGACCCGGATCTGACCGTGTATGACGGCCATGTCCCCGACGGCGGCGAGCTGCCGTACGTGCTGGTGTACATCGCCGACAGCGACCCGCAGCAGGCCAACTCGCACTCGCTCACCGTCGAGTCGACGCGGCATGTGACGTGGGCGTACTGCCACTGTGTCGGCGCCAACGCGATCGCCGCGCGGGCGGTGGCGCAGCGGGTGCGGGCTGCGCTGCTGGACGTGACCCCGACCATCCCCGGCCGCACGTGCTGGCCGATCCGCCGCGAAGAGGGCCAGCCGGCCGAGCGGGACGAGTCCACCGGGCAGGTCGTGGTTGACCTGGTGGACGTGTACCGGCTCGAGAGTGTGCCGGCCTGACCGATCCCTGATCCCCGAGAGGACATGCGATGGCTGCTGCGCGTGTGCTGCTGCGTCATCCCCGGACCGGCGCGACCTGGGCGTGCCCGGAGCGCGCTGTTGATGCATGGCTCGCCAAGGGCTGGCGGCGTGCCGACGAGAAACCCACCACCGCCGCGCGTCGGCGCGACACCACCGAGGAGATGAGCAATGGCTGACATCATCGCTGATGGCCGGACCAAGGTCGCGTTCGTGCCGACCATCGCGGACAAGACTGCCCCGACTGTGACCGAGCTACAGGCCGGTACCGAGCTGCAGCACGTCATCACCGCCGACGGGCTTGTGGGCTTCGAGGCCACCACCGCCGAGGTGGACAACACCTCGCTGGCGTCCACGTTCGACACCCGCAAGGCCGGCCGGGCGTCGTTCAGCGGCACGATGCTGCGGCTGAAGAAGCAGTCCGGCACGGACACCGTCAAGAGCACCCTGACGCGCGGCACCAGCGGCTTCATCGTGATCCGCCGGTCGCTGCCGGAGTCGCAGCCGTGGGCCGCGTCCGACGAGGTCGAGGTGTACCCGATCGAGTGCGGTGCACCGCGGCTGCTGCCGCCGGAGGCCAACAGCGTCGAGCGGTACGAGGTGCCGACGATGATCACCGACGAGCCGGTGCTCGACGCCACCGTCGCCGGGCCGTGACCACTGACCACGGGGCGGGCTCGCCAGCCCGGCCCGCCCCGTGCCACACCCAGGGCTGGCGGAGGGCTGGATGGACATCAAGGCGCTGATCCGGCAGGCCAGGCTGCCGGAGAAGACCGTTCAGGTGTGCCTGCGGGCTGATCTCGTCGCCGAGATGGAGCAGGCCGAGCGGGAGCTGGCCGACGCTCAGCGGGAGATCGGCGGGTCGCTGGCCGCCGGGTCCCGAGTCCGCGAGATCGCCGAGCGGATCGAGGCCCTGCGGCAGCAGATGCTCGACCACACCGTCGAGTTCCGGCTGCGGGCCATGCCACGGCCGCAGTGGGCGGCGTTCCTCGCCGAGCACCCGCCGCGCAAGACCGAGTCGGGCGAGGTCGACGAGCGGGACAAGTGGATCGGCGTCAACACCGACACCTTCTTCCCGGCATTGGTGCGCCGGTCGGTCGTCGAGCCTGAGCTGGACGACGAGGACTGGGCCGCGCTCGACCAGTCGCTGACCTCGCGGCAGTTCGACGACCTGTCCGACGCAGCGTGGAGCCTCAACCGGCGCGAGGTGGATGTCCCTTTCTCGCGCGCCGCCTCGAGGATCCTGAACTCCGAGCCCGAGTAGAGGCGGCCGAACGGCTCGGCATCTCGCTGCGCCGCTTCGATGGCTGGGAGCCGGTCGAGGAGACCGTCTACGAGTACGACGAGCAGGGTCGGCTCGTGCGGTCGGTGACCACCCGCGACAGCGAGTGGGACGACGAGCAGCAGGGCTGGATGCTGGCCCTAGCCGTGTGGCGGGCCAACCGCTGCCCGAACTGCGGCCGAGACATCAGGGAGTGCACAGACGAGTCGGCGGACTGGCATGTGCCGCCGCCGACCCGCTGCCACGTCACGACTGCTCTGGCGATCGCTCAGCAGCAGTACTACCGGGACTCGCCGCATCCCCACGCGTTGCTGTGGCGGGTCGAGCGGCGCTAGCGGCCGGTCACCGCGTAGACGATCGCGGCACTGACCACCCACAGGACGTACCGGGTGACGGCGTCCGCCCCGAGCAGCCCGGCGAAGATCTGCACAACCAGGCCGACGCCGACGCCGAGCAGCGCCCGGTTGCCGCGGTTCTTGAGGCCACCGCGCGTCTTGGTCCCCAGCCCTTGAGTCATGCGCCCACAGTAGCCCGCGCTGTCCACCGAGTGGTCCCCTGATCGGCTGATATGCGGAGGTGAGCTGATGGCGCTGCGTACGGTCGGTGTCCGGCTCGCCGCCGAGGTGTCGGGCTACATCAGCAACTTGCGCACCGCGAAGCGGGCCACGAGCGACTTCGCCGCCGAGCTGAACCGGGCCGCCAAGGCCGGCAACCTTGATGCTGTCGCCGATCAGGCCCGCAACATGGGCCTCGCGCTCACCGCCGGGTTCGGCGCGGTCGTCGCCGTCGGGGCAAAGTTTGACCAGCAGATGAGCGCGGTGCAGGCCGCCACGCATGCCACCGCTGCCGAGATGGAGCAGCTGCGCCAGGCCGCGCTGCAGGCCGGCGCCGACACCTCGTTCAGTGCGACCGAGGCTGCGCAGGGCATCGAGGAGCTGGCGAAGGCCGGTATCTCGACCGGCGACGTGCTGCGAGGCGGGCTGCGGGGAGCGCTGGACCTCGCCGCCGCCGGTGGGATCGACGTAGCCGAGGCGGCTGAGACCGCCGCGAGCGCGATGACCCAGTTTCGGCTGAAAGGCCGCGACGTGCCGCACGTCGCGGATCTGCTGGCCGCTGCCGCCGGCAAGGCGCAGGGCAGTGTGCGTGACCTGTCTTACGCGCTGTCCCAGTCGGGTCTGGTGGCATCCCAGACTGGGCTGACGATCGAGGAGACCACCGGCGCCCTGGCAGCATTTGCGTCCGCCGGTCTGCTCGGCTCCGACGCCGGCACGTCGTTCAAGACGATGCTGCAGCGGTTGGTGGCACCCAGCGGCGAGGCGGCGCGCAAGATGCAGGAGCTTGGCATCCGCGCATTCGACGCCCAGGGCCGGTTCATCGGGTTGGAGAAGTTCGCCGGCAACCTACAAACCGCCCTGTCCGGGCTCACCGACGAGCAGCGCAACGCCGCGCTCGCCACGATCTTCGGCTCCGACGCGATCCGCGCCGCCAGCGTGATCTACCAGCAGGGCGAGCAGGGCATCCGCGACTGGATCAAAGCCGTCAACGATCAGGGCTATGCGGCCGAGACCGCCGCGGCCCGCACCGACAACCTCATGGGCGACATCGAGCGGCTGACCGGATCCCTCGAAACGCTGGCCATCGAGTCGTCCACTGGGGCCAACCAGGGGCTTCGGGTGCTCGTCCAGGCAGCCGACGCCTTGGTGGGTGAGTTCTCGGAGCTGAACCCCACTGTCGGCAGCACGGTGACCGTGCTTGCCGGGTTGTCCGGTGTGTCCCTGCTCGCGTTCGCGGGCTGGGCGAAGATGCGCCGAGCCACCGCCGAGGCCCTCGACCAGCTGCGGCAGGTCGGGCCGATGGGGCAGCGCGCCGCACGAGGCCTTGAGGCCACGTCACGCTGGGCCGGCCGCGCGGCAGGCGCTTTCGCGGCGCTCCAGGTCGCCGGCGCGCTCGTGTCGTCGATGCAGGAGGACCTCAACCCGCAGATCGAGGCGATGGCCGAAGGTCTGCGGGACTTCGGTCGAGGCGGCGCGCTGGCGGGCGAGTCGGCTCGGATCCTCGGTGAGGACCTCAAGGACCTGCGGGTCGGGCTGCAGTTCCTGGCCGACACCGACAGCACCCGCAAAGGCTTCGTCCGGTGGGGGCAGGACGTGCTGGAGACCGTCGTCCCCGGCCTGGACGGCACGAACACGTCGCTCACCCGCACCCGGGAGCGGATCCGCGCACTCGACGCAGCCCTTGCCGGTCTCGTCGAGGCCGGTCGCACCGACGACGCCACCGCCGCGTTCAAACGGCTCGCGGCTGCGGTTGCAGCGGACGGCGTCTCCGTCGAAGAGTTGATGAAGCTGCTCCCGCAGTACGCCGGTGCTCTCGAGGTGGCGGCGAAGGGTGGCGACAAGACGGCACGGGCGCAGCAGGATGCTGCCGAAACCGCAGGCAACCTGACCGGCTCGTGGAAGAACGCGGCCAAGGCGGCCAACGGACTGCGTGAGGCGTTCGAGAAGCTCAACGGCGCCGCGATCGACTGGGCCGACGCCGAAATCGACATCGAGCAGGCGTTCGACGACCTGACCGAGGCCATCAAGGAGAACAAGCGGACGCTCGACGTCGACACCAAGGCTGGACGCGAGAACAAGGAAGCCATACTCGCCGTCGCCAAGTCGATCGGCGAAGGGCTGCAGGCGAGGTTCGACCACGTCAAGTCGCTGCAGGGTGAGGCCGCGGCGACCGAGGACGTGGTTGGGCTGTACAAGACCTACCGGCAGAGGTTGATCGACGCCCTGGTGCCGCTGACCGGCACCAGGAAGGAGGCCGAGCAGCTTGTCGACACCTACCTGCAGATGCCCACGGAGATCCACACCAAGGCGACGCTGACCGTGCCGCCGCCACTGATCGGCCCACCCGACCCGAACACGATCAAGCGGGCTGCCGAGGCCGCAGCCCGTGACCTGCAGCGCGAGTTGAACCGGTACCGGCTGTCGGTCCCGGTCAGACCATCCGGGGGGCCGGTGAAGTTCCTGCGCGAGGGTGGGATCTTCGCAGCCCAGTCCGGCCTGCTGCGTGAACCGGCCGTGTTCGCGCCGCGCGCACCGGCGATGTTCGCGTTCGCCGAGCCGGAGACCGGCGGCGAGGCGTTCGTCCCCCGGATAGGTAACCGAACCCGGGCGCTGGGGATCCTGGCGCAGGCCGCGCAGTGGCACAAGGCGTCGATCGTGCCGTGGGAGCGGATGGCAGCCATGGGCGGTGGAGGTATCACCGTGGAACGCCTCGAGGTGCGTGCCTACAGCGACAAGTTTCGGCTCAAGCAAGTCATGGACGACCTCGCCATGCACGGAGTCCACTGATGGCCCTCGAAGTCGGGCAGATCGCTGTCGGTGACCTGGTGATGGGCGAGGGCACGCCGTACCGGGTGATGACCGAGACGGACTTCTGGTCTCGGCATGTGCGGGCCGACCAGACCGGTCCGAGGGCGTGGGGGCATGGCTCGTGGTCCGGGGCGGAGTGGGCCGAGGAGGCTGTCATCCCGCTGCGGATCATGGTGTCGGGTAGCGGTGTCGGGGGATGGCTGGCGGCGCATCAGCAGCTCGTGGCCGCGTTCCGGCCGAGAAGCGAGGACATCGAGCTGCGTTGGAACCTGGACGGTACCGAGTACATGATGCGTGGCCGGCCGCGGATGGTGGAGCCGGACACCTCCACCATCGGGCTCGGCATCTCTGTGACCCGCTGCGCGTTTGTCGCGCTCGACCCGCACATCTACTCCGGCGAGGAGCACAGCGTGACGTTGGGCCTGCCGTCCACGTCTGGCGGGCTGACTGTGCCGGGCCCACCGGCGTTGAACGCCAACCCGTTCTTCGAGACCGACACGTCGGGCTGGAGCGGCCAGAACGCGACCATCGCCCGCTCGACCGAGCAGGCGCATGAAGGCTCGGCGTCGCTGCTGATCACCCCGGACGGGGTGTCTGCGTCGGGCGGGGCCATCGCCGACGGGCTGGTGCCGGTCACGCCCGGGCGCCCGGTGCGTGCGAGCATGTGGGTGTACAGCCCGGGTGGCTGGAACGACTTGCGGCCGCTGGTGGACTGGCACGACGCGAGCCAGGCGTTCATGTCAAGTGAGCTCGGCTCCGGGTTCGCCGTGCCCGCCGGACAGTGGACCCATCTGCAGCAGACTCTGACGCCACCCGCAGGGGCGGCGTACGCAAAGTTGCGGGCACGACACGGCGGCACACCGTCGGCGTCCGACATCTGGTACGTCGACGAGCTGATGCTCGTCGACCCGGCGTCGGGTGGGCTGACTGTGCCGTTCACCGTCGACGCGGTCGTGTCCGCTGGCCGGGTCATGCTCAGCAACGCCGGCACCGCGCCGGTCGGGTTGCGGCTGCGCATCGACGGTCCGGTGTCCGAGCCGCGGGTGTCGCTGCTCACCGACGACGGGACGGCGGTGCTGCGGCTGCAGCTGAACCTCGGCACCGGGCAATGGCTCGAAATCGACACGAGCGCCAGGACTGTCTATCTGCAGGGCACCGCGTCGCGGCGTGGGCTGGCGTCGGTCAACGAGGGCGGGTGGCCGCTGCTGCCGCCAGGATCGGCCGAGCTGGCGTTCGATGCGGCGACGTTCAACGCGAGCGCTCGGCTGAGCGTGGCGTGGCGGGATGCGTGGTGGTGATGGGAGGCGACCGTGGCTGATCCTCTGTGGATAAACGCTGATTCGGGTGCGCCGGCATACTCGGCTGATGAGCTGCGGCGGGCGATGGCGCTGCCGCTGCAGTTCGGTGGCAGACTGCTCGGCGGGCGGCAGGGTGTGCGCCCAGGCGGCAATCAGCTGAAGGTGTCGCTGGCCGGGACCACGATTACGGTGCAGCCGGGGCTGGCGGTCGTCGACCCCGGCCTCGCCACGACGCAGGGACCGTACTGGGTGGCGATCCCGACCGCCGAGACGCACACCCTCGCACCAGCGGACGCCACCAACCCGCGCAAGGACATCGTGATCCTGCGGGTCTACGACCACGACATGGACTCCAGCGGCCGGCGTGAGGCGGTCACCGAGTATCTCGTCGGCACCCCGTCCCCGACGCCGGCCGAGCCCGCCGTGCCAGCCGGCGCGTTGCGGCTCGCCACGATCGATGTGCCGCAGGTCGGCGGCGGCTCGCCGGTGGTGACCGACCGGCGCCAATACTGCTTCACCGGCCCGGCGACCGTCGTCTACACGTCGTCTGGCACGTTCAAGCCGGCCGATTACCCGTGGGCGCGCACATGGCGGGTACGTGTCGTCGGCGGCGGCGGCGGCGGAGGCGGCTGCGGCGCCACCGCCGCAGGGCAGAACAGCGAGGGCGGCGGCGGCGGTGGCGGCGGGTACGCCGAGCGGTGGGGCAGCATCGCGGAGCTGCCGGACAGCGTGACCGTCACCGTCGGCGCGGGCGGCAGCGCCGGTGTGGGCGCTAACGGCGGTAACGGCGGCACCTCGTCGTTCGGTAGCTTCTGCTCGGCCACTGGCGGCAGCGGCGGTGCATCGGGGACGGCGGTCTCCACATCCACCACGGCCACCTCCGGCATGGGCGGTCAAGGCCAGGGTGGGGACATCACCACAGAGGGAGACTCCGGCGGCAACGGCCGAGTCATCAATGGTGAGGCCGTGTGCGCTAACCACGGCGGGGGCACGGTGCTCGCCGGAATCCAGCGCGCCTCGATCTTCAGCACTGACGGGCTGGCCGGAAACTTCCCCGGCGGCGGCGGGTCGGGCGCCCGCAATGCGGCGTCCGCCTCCGCACGTCCCGGTGGAGCCGGCGCCCCCGGTGTCGTCATCGTCGAGCTGTACTGATGGCCACAGTCGTCACCTGGTACGGCTGCGACCTGGTGTCGGGCCGGATCGTGGAGGAGTTGCCGGACCTGGAGCCGCAGGTCCCCATCTCTCGTCTGCTCGGTGCCTACACGTCGGCGTCGTTTCATCTGCCGATCCCGCTCGGCGGCCACGGCAAGCCTCCGCGCAACTGGGAGGCGGCGACCGAACCCGGCCGGTCGATGATCGTCGCAGTGCTGGCCGGTCAGCCGATCTGGGGCGGGATCGTGCTGGTGCGAAAGCGAGGATCTGACGCTACCGTTGACCTGGCCTGCGTCAGCATCGAGGGCTACCTCGACAGGCGCTATGTGGGGAATCACGAGTGGGTCCAGCAGGACGAGTCGTCGGTGATCGCGGCCGGGCTGGTCGCCGATGCGCAGGTGGAGGGCATCGGGCTGGTGGTGGACGCCCCACCGACCGGCACCCTGCGCGACAGACACTACTACGACTACGACGACGCCACCGTCTACAGCCGGCTGCAGGAGCTGATGGGGGTCGAGGACGGACCGGAGTGGACGATTGACCTCGACTGGACGGACTCGACCCAGACCGCGGTAGCCAAGGTCTTCAGAGTGCGCAAGCGGATCGGGGTCGCGTCGAGCCAGCCAACCGCGGTGTACACCACAGGGTCGGCATCGGCTGTGTTGTCCAGCGTCGGGGCGTCCGATGCACGCTACATGCTGCGGGAAGACTACGGCTCCGGCAAGGGCGCGAATCACGTCGTCGCTGTCTCCAGCGGTGAGGGTGAGGACCGGCCGCAGTCCAGCCCGGCACGTGACGAGGCGGTGCTCTCCGTCGGCTGGCCCCGCTACGAACACCGCTTCTCGCCGTCGTCGAGCATTACCAACGTTTCCACCTTGGACGCGCACGCCGCGCGGGCCGTGGCGTTGATGGCGCGCGGTGCGCGCACCCTGACCATCACCGCCCGCGCTGATATATACCCCGTGCTCGGCACCGACTGGTCGATTGGTGATGACGTTGGCTATGAGCTGCAAGGCCACGGCCACCCAGACGGGCTGACCGGCGTTGCGCGGGCGATCGGGTGGGAACTCGACGCGAGGGCCGGCACCGTCTCCCCGATCCTGCTACTGCCGGGACAAGAGGAGCCCTGATGATCGTCTCCGATGCTGCGGCGTCGCGTGGGGACATCATGCGCCGGTTGGCCGATCTGGAGCGGCAGCTGCGGGAGCTGGCCGCCGGTCGCCGCCTGGAGGCGGCCACCATCGGTGCCGGTGGCGTGAGGGTCAAGGGCGGCAGCATCCGCATCCAGGATGTCGACGGCGAGGTTGACCTCGCCGTGCTGTCCTCCACCGGGATCACTATCGACGGCACACCGCTCATCGTCCCCGGTGCTATCAGCGTGTTTGCTGGCCCGGTGGACAAGATCCCGGCGGGGTGGCTGCTGTGTGACGGCGCCGAGGTGTCGCGGACCGACTACGCCAACCTGTTCGCGGCGATCGGCACGACGTGGGGCGCTGGCGATGGCAGCAGCACCTTTAACCTGCCCGATCTGCGCGATCGGGTGCTGCTTGGCGCTGGGCTGACCTTCCCGCTGGGCAGCGTGGGAGGTGCCACATCGCACAGCCACACCAACCCGCCGACGAGCAGCGCCGGCGAGCACTCCCACAGCAACCCGTCGACAGGTGCAGGCGGCGAGCACTCCCACAGCAACCCGTCCACAGGCTCGGCGGGCGGTCACACGCACAGCAACCCCGACACGGGCAGCGCCGGATCGCACAGTCACAGCCTCGGTGCGTCGAACTTGACCACTACCAACACCGGCGGTGCTGAGTTGGCCGCCCACTCCGGGCACTCGCACGTGGCAAACAGCGCTGGATCTCACACGCACAGCATGGGCAGCACGGGCAGCGCAGGCGGCCACACGCACAGCATCGGTGAGACGGGTACCCAGCCCGCGCACACGCACAGCATGGGCAGCACGGGCACGGAGCCCGCACACTCACACAGCGTGGGCAATTCGAGCCTTGAGGATCACCTGCCGCCGTATGCCGCGGTGCTGCCGATCATCCGGACGTAGGGCAGGCCCGGATGGCCTCGTCGAACTCCCGCTCGGTGGCTGCAAGGTGAACTCGGATCTCCGAATACGGCATGTCCGAGTTCACGGCGGCCATGTATCGCGCGGCAGCCAGCAACGCCCGATCACATGAGGCGGGCACAGCCGGGGCCGGTGTCGGTTCGCTGTGCGCCAGGTAGCCGAGCCCAGCAGCGGCGACGAGAGCCGCAGCGGTCAGCAGTGGGCGCAGGCGGCGCCGCGGCGCGGGCCGCTCCACGGGCGGCAGCGTGCCGAGGTCGATGACGGGCATAGTGTCGACGGCCATGTATCCACTGTGGCACCTGAACGCAAATCGTGTCTGTCGTCTGGATGACCGAAGGGGGGAGCCCGATGCGTCTGCTGTGGCTCGCCACTTCGGACCCTTGGGGTCCACTGGCAGAGGAGGCATGAATGCCGTCGCTCGCTCAGCTACAGGCCGAGACGTGGTGGGGGCGGGAGACGATCCCGCCGAACCTGGCCGCGCTGCGCACCCGGCTGCTCAACCACTGGAAGCTGTCCGGGTCGGCGATCGGCATCAAGGGCGACGCCAACCACCTGCGTGGCTACCACCGATCCCGCGAATGGATCAAGAACAGCAAGTACGCCACGAACCGGTCGTACTCGGTCTCGGAGACCAGCGGCAACAAGTCGGGCGGGGACTCGCGCTGGATCGCGGCGATGGACATCACCCTGCCGCGCGACCTGCTGATCCAGGTGTGCCAGCGGCTCGACGCGGCGGTGCGGGCCGGTCGGCTCGAAAAGATCACCGAGTGGTACGGCAACAAGGACGGCGACAGCAGGGTCGACGGTTACGACAACGTCCGCAACGCCGTCGCCACATCCGACAGCAGCCACCTGTGGCACCTGCACATGTCGTTCGACCGCGGCCGGGTCAACGACAACCACGACGACGTGTTCGCGGTGCTGACCGGCACCGCAGCAGAGGGGGACGACGACATGTTCTGCAAGCATGGCGACGAGGGCTGGAAGGTCTGGGTGCTGCAAGCGTCGCTCGCCGAGCTGGGCTTCAGCCCTGGTCCGATCGACGGCGTCTACGGCGACAAGACCGCGGCTGCCGTGAAGGCTGCTGGGCTCGTCGGTGGGGACACGACCGGCAAGACCTACGGCGCGTTCGAGCACTTCAACCTGCAGAAGCGGCTGCAGGAGCAGCGGACTCGCAAGGTGCTGGAGGGCATGGCCAGCACGCTGAAGGGCCCGAAGGGTGACCCGGGTCCGGCTGGCCCGCCCGGTCCGGCCGGTCCGCCCGGACCGAAGGGCGATCCGGGACCGGCGGGTCCGCCCGGAAAGACCCCGACCCGGATCGTCATCACCGGCGAAGTCGTCTCGGCGGAGTGACCGTTGCAGCCAGACCAGGGACCCGGCGTCACGGTCGGGCTCAGAGAGATCTACGAGGTTGTGCTGGAGTTGAAGGCGCAGTTGACGCTGCTCGTCGGCCAGCACGCCGACCAGTCCAAAAGCCTCGACGACCACGAAGAGCGGATCCGGGCGCTGGAGCGGTCGCGCTGGCCGCTGCCGTCGCTGTCGGTGCTGATCTCGCTCGCCGCGCTGCTGTTGGCGTTCGCGCGCGGCAGCTGACCCGAGGGGGTATGACATGTTGTACGACAAGCTGATGTTTGCCTGGCGCACTGTCGCGCAGGTTGTCGTTGGCGCGCTGGTGACGCGGCTGGCGGCGGTCGGTGTCGGGCTCGACCCCGCCGCCGCGACAGGGCTCGAGGAAGCGCTGTACGGGTTGGGGATCGCCGCGTACGCGTTCGCCGTGCATTGGCTGGAGACGCGGTCGGGTGAGTCGCTGCCGGCGCGTGTCGCGCGGTGGGTGGCGCGGGTGCTGCTGCTTGGCGCGCCGGCGACAGTCCGCTACGAGCGGCAGCCCGCCAGCTGATCCGTCCCTAGACGCAGTTCGGCCCCGTCCCTGGCTTCGGCTGGGGGACGGGGCCGAACTGCTGTGGCTCAGGGCGCCGCCGCAAGGCATAGTGGACACTTGCAGCCGTACCGATATCGGCCCGATGGG